TCAGAAGCTGTGTAGATTTCTCTACGTGTAACTTCATCAATCTGATCTAGACCCCAGTTACGTACATCTTCTAGTGCTTCAGGTGAAACATAGAGATCTGTTAGGCGACCACGATTAGCAGAACCAGTGTTTCCGCCGCCGTTTCGTCGCATAACAGTTTGCATGAGGGAAACGAGTCTCTTGCTGAACATGCCAGCAGTCGCATCGCCATCATAAACCAAGATGTTACGATCAGTACCAGCAGCAAGAATTGTCTGCCAACCGTCATCGTTCATCTTCTTAACAAAGCCAGCTTCCATTGCCTGCATAGCACGAGCCGCGATGTCCCAACGGGCTTCGCGAGCATATCGTAGCAAGTAGTCAATTGAAGAGGTAATAGCATAGGTAGGAATCATGACGTAATCAGATTCAACTGATCGCTCAGGAATTCTACCGTGACCCGGATTAGTGTAAGCAACGTGCTCACCTTCTAGTCCCGGAGAAATAAGATCGAGAGGATACTCTGTTGAAGCACCGGGTTCAACATTGATAGTCTCGAAAATATCACCAAGAATATTGCCGACTAGAACACCCTTACGAAGAGGAAGTTCAAGAGCCTTAGCAAACTCTCGCTGAGCCGCTGTTGCGACATTAATATCGTTATCACCAGATTTTCTGAGTAGTGCGATAAATTCGTCACTAGGACGTTCTGTGAATGACATTGTTATATCTCCTATTTAAAGTTTATATTAGCCGAAGTTTGGAAGGTTTACAGAGACTTTAGCATATCCATCACCATCTTTAGCCGAAAGGAAACGTCCAACAGCATGGGCTGAACCAACTGCTGAAACATTTGTCAAGTTACCTGCTGTGCCACTTGAAGCATATGCTAGTTCGCCAGCGGCTACTGTAACCGAATCAATGCTGTTTGTGGTAACCTGACCACGAGTAAGAACTGTAACCTTCCCACCCTTTTGAACTTCATCTTTATACTGATTAAGATGGGTTCGGGTAAGATCCTTGTTAACAACATCGTTTAAAAGAATTCCAACTGGGACATCATCTGATGCCACGGTTGCATACTTAACCTTATTAGCGCCCTGATCCATAGCTGCACCTGACGCATTAGCCGCATCAAGAACAACTACGCCGCCACGAGTGGCAGTACCTTCATTGTAAAAAAAGCTGATATCTGTAGATTCTTCGATTCTATCTGCTTTAAGAGCCATTGTTATATCTCCTATTTAGAGTTTGGATTTACTTACTAAGAATATTTTCTGAAATCCAGTTAGATAGTGAAGCACGAGTTGATTCTAGCTCGTCAGCTTCATCTGTTGCTGGTTCTACGAGTGTTGCCTCTGAAGTTTCTACTTCTTCAAAAACTTCAGCAGTAGCTTCAACTTCTTCTGCTTCTGTTTCTTCAGCTTTAGGCTTCATAGCCCCTTCGTCTTCTTTCTTGTCGTCCTTCATTACCGCTTTCTTTTTCATTACGGCAACGACTGAATCAAAAGCGTCATCTTCTAGTGCTTCAAGTGAAGCAAGGGTAGCTTCTGTTTCTTCTTCGTCTAGACCGGCTTCAGTTAGAGCGGCCTTTCTTTTCTCCATCTTTTCTTTCTTCTTCATTTCATCCATGTTCTTCATGGCTGCGGCTAGTTCGGTCTGAGATGCCTTTAGAGCATCTTCTAGCTCGGCAACGCGAGCCTGTGTTGACTTAACAGACTCTTCTAGCTCAGCAATGGTGCCTTGCTTTTCTTCGATGGACGCTTCAAATGCTTCAACCTGAGAAGCAAATTCTTTGTCTTTTGCTTCTTCGATCTTAGCCTTGATTTCTTTGTTTTCTTGTTCTGTCGAAGCAAGTGCTGTTTTTAGTTCAGCAATCCGCTTCTCTAGTACTGAAACATCTGACATTGTAAAATCTCCTATATTTAGAGAACGAGAATTATCATCTAAAACAAAAGCCTTACTTGAGTTTTTATTGATGATTACACTTCTAGGATTTGCAGGTTTTGCTACTAAGCCTTTACCTGAAAATGCTATATTTTTTAATGCTCGGCCAATCTTATAGCCTTCATATTCGCCAGTTCCGCCATATGCTCTAAGATGCTTAGTAAGAAATGCCGACTGCTCGTCTCTTGCTAAAATTTTTGCCTGACCATCTTTATCTATCAAGGCATAATCAAATCCTGCAAAGAGACATTCCATAGATACATACCATTTTCCTTCTTCGATTTCGGAAATGATTTTCTGCATCCTGTCTCTATTATCCTCATTTGTCCAGCTATTGTATAAAACTGCTTGAGTGATAATATCAAAATCTTCAGGCATACCATCTGTCTCTACTCTTTTGCCGTCTTTTGAGAGGACATAAGATCCAGTGATATGTCCGATGATGTCATTTTCATCGTGCATAAAGTTAAATTGTTTATCTTCTGGTGTGTTTCTAGCTTCCCATGTAGCTTCTGTCATAAACACATCGTCATTTTTATTCCATCCAGTAGATACAAGAACTGACTCTAGATAATACAGGTCTATCTGATCTTTGTTTTCGGCTATAACCTTATCCAATATTTCAGTATCGGATATGTTTGCCATAGCATTTTCTAGGTTGTCTTCCTTACCTTTAATTTCAGCCTGTGAACAATAGGCAACGCTAGCGGTGCTCTTGACGAGTTCGCCAATGCCGTCTGAAATTTCTCTTTGGAATATGTTTATTTCTTTCATAGTTTATAACCTCTATGAATTATACACAAAAAAAATAAATTGTTGAAAATTCTAGATTTTATCCTCCATAATTAGCTCTACAAACGTGCTAACGGCCTTCTTTTTGTATTCATCTATTGACATGCTAGATGTGCTAATTTTGAGGGATTTAAGAGTGTTTAGAAATTCCTGTGGGGCTTTCTTGTTTGCTTTAAGAGTGTTGTATATAGACTCTTCACTAACATCAGACATGAGCTTTGTATTGGTGAGTATATCTAACTTTACACTTTCTAGTTCAGCAACCTCAGACTTTGTAAGTTTTCTCATGTTTGCTTTATTTTTAAAACCTAAAAAGGCAGTAGTCGTAACTTCTGATATCTTATCAAAAGCATCTTGTGACCAAACGATTAGCTCTGCAACCCCTGGCTTGGATTTTGGTGTTTCAGTACGCTTTTTACGTGGTCCTTCATCTTGTTTAAGTGGAGGTCTTCCATTTGGATTGACAGGTTTGTTCTGTTCCTTATCTTGTTGTAGCTTCTGATTTATGTCACCCTGTCTTTCTATCTTCTGCATTTCTTGTTTATGATTTGGGTTATGAAATGGACCGGCTTTATCAGGATAAGAGTCATTTGTTCTATCTTTTTGTTCACGTTTAAGTCTAATTTTTTCGATTGAAGGAATTTCCTTAAACCTCTGTAGAACAGTCTCATGGCTTATGATATCTCTATCTGCTAACTGAATTAAAAGATTTTTCTCAGTAGCTTCATCTGATAGACTCATTTGATCAAACTGTATATAGGCAGGTTTTCTAAATCCCATAGCCTGTCTTACAATTTCTATTTCTTTTTCCCAGAACTTGGCTAGCAACTCTCTTCCATATTGTAGTCTCTCTACAAGAGTTTTTAGTGATATAAAATTATTTGTAAAGCCGCCGCCATTGCCAGCTAGCCCTGTTAGTGTTGGAGGAACACCAAGTCCAGCATAAATACTATTAAGTACTGATGTATATTTTTCAGATCCTAAGAACTTATATACTTGGCTATTTGATTCTGTATAAGTAAGTTCTGGACCCCAAACAAGCTCCATAGTTCCACCGCCAGCGTTACTTGACAGCACATCTCTTAATTTATTAATTCCTGCTTTTGTTGGCAAAATTTTATATTCAAGATTACCAAGAGTCCATAGTCTAATATTAGATATTGCCCCATCTAGTGCTGATAGGTCTGCAAGTCTCATTTTTTCTAGCATGATAATATCGTCTAGAATGGCATAAATCATGGGGTTCGCCCATTCCATCCAGTCGTCTTTTTTATAGAAGAATAGAGATAATCTTTCTGGATCTAATGGAATTTTCTGTTCGCCATTTTTAATCTTGTTTTTAACATCTGGCGGTAATGTATCTAGAAACTGTGCTGGTATTGTTCCATCTCTAAAGTTATCAATAAATGATGTAGAAGTAATTTGGTAGTCTTTTCTGCCAAATAGAATGTTTAATTTTCCATCTTTTGCGTCAACTGATACGGGATTAAAGAAATTATAACGCCACGGTATAGTTTTATCTTCAAACTTAGGAACGTTAACTTTAATATCAGCCGCCATAGATTTGATGTATTTTGTTACGGCTGGAGTAATTTTAGCTGTACTCCGATATATAATAACATTGCCAGTTCTGTAAAGATTATTTAAGAACCTTTCTGATCTTTCTTTTCCGTCTACCTTCTTAAACCATTGCTTGTAGAAAGTTTCTACGCTTTTATTTTCATGTATAATATCAATTCCTTGACTACCAAAGTCACCCATTAAATC